AAGCCCTCCTGTACTTCATCGCCCACCGTGCCCTGAATCCGATCGGATTCAACGATCGAACACATGAAGGTAACAACTTTGCCCAGAAATATGAGATGGAATGCCAGAGGTTGGTTGGTCTTGGAGCTGGAATCGAGACGGTAACCTCCGACGATTTGGTCATGGATGGGGGATGGGTATGATCCAACTGGCTTGGATACGCGGGGGTAGTTTTATTTGCTGGATTATCTTCGGACATCTCTGGAACAAGACGAAAACACGGCGGATGATGAGTCGGGAAATGAACTGTTGTTTGTTATGCGGCAAAATTGCTGCGGGACCAGACTAAAAAGGCCCCATGAAGGGGCCTTAATACCTACAGTGAATTATTGGATACGAGGGTACTGCGTCACGAGACCCAAGTAAATTTTACCCATGAAGGATTCATGGTTAGCATCTAGAGTCTGGATAAGCTCATACAAGTGCTCATTATCTTCTCTCCCGTCCCAGACTTTGCAGTAGGTGCCTTCTCGATAGCCGAAGTCCTGGCGAAAGTGATTAAGAACACTTTTTCCAACATAGAGTCGGTAAAGCTCATCGAGGGTAAGTTCAGCTGCAACCATCAGTTGCGCAAACTCAACGGGAACAAACTGTTCATAGGTCAGGGCAGACCTTGCAACTGCTTCCACCAGATCCTGAAAAGTAAGTTCGGGGTCAGTAGGTTCATCCAAACCAGCAACCAGATCCTTGATCACGGTATTGGGGTTCTCCCCGTGCTGCAACAACCAGCTAAGTCCAAAGTGCCAGATGTCTACCAATTCCAGACGTACTTGAGCTAAGTCCGGTTCCTGATGTTTCCACCATTTCCACCCGTAGTGATCCAGTAGTTCTGCACATTCCGTCCAGATTGCCCTGCACCAGGAATAATCCTGGGATCGCCAAGAGAAATTTACCTTGGTGTTCACCTCGTCCTGGAGATGCAGCATGTGTTTGATCTGACGTGAGGCAATAACTTCATCAAAATCAAATTTCATCAGAAATTTCCTGGTTGGTTTGTTTAACTCAGCCCAAATTTCTCCGGCTGAGATGGTGGTATGCAGGTAGACCAGGCGATCAACCCTACAAGTGAACAGACGCAGCAGCCCCTAACTGCTTGGAAAAACGCGCCGACCATAACTGACCTGAAACAAGATTTCACGGATGCTAAGTCAGCGCGGGATACACATACCTCCAAGGTGGAGGAGTGGCTGGACAACCTGCATGTACGCGGTAGCGCCAAGGTACAGTCGCCAAAGGGCCGCTCCAAGTTGGTACCCAAGCTGATCCGCAAACAGGCGGAGTGGCGATATGCCGCTTTGAGCGAACCCTTCCTCAGCACCAGGGAACTATTCGCCGCGGAGCCGGTGAGCTGGGAAGATACCAAGTCTGCATACCAAAACCAGTTAGTCCTGAATCACCAGTTCAATACCCAGATTGATCGGGTACGTTTTATTGACGAATACGTTCGTACCCTGGTGGATGAGGGTACAGCGATCGTCAAGGCACTGTGGGATTTCGAAGAGGAAGAAGTAGAAACCGATGTACCTGACGTAAGGTTCTTCGTTAATGAGGGACTAGCTCCCCTGTACGCTGAGCTGACACAGCTCAAGCAGACCAATCTATCGGAGTATGAGCGTTCAGTACCTGAAGAGCTTCGCATGGCTCACGACCTCACAGAAAAAGAGGGGGTGCCAGTAGAGCCAGTAGTTCAAGGCGTTAAGAGGGTCATGAAGAAGCGCACATTGCGCAACAGGCCTGACTTGGAAATATGTGACTATCGCTCTATCACGGTAGATCCTCTGTGCAAGGGTAATGTTGACAAAGCTCGCTTCATTATCCACAGCGTAGAGACCTCCTTAGCCGAACTGCAGAAGGATGGTCGCTATACAAATCTGGATAAGATCAACATCGAGGCGGCTAATATTTTAGGCCATCCCGATTCCTTGGTAACTACGGACCCTAATTTCAACTTCAAGGACAGAGCCCGCAAGAAATTCCTCATGCACGAATACTGGGGCTACTGGGACATCCATGGCACCGGAAAACTTGTGCCCATAGTTGCTGCCTGGGTAGATACTGTCCTGGTGCGGATGGAAGAGAATCCGTTACCGCACCGAAAATTGCCGTTTATTCTGGTTCAGTACCTCCCGGTACGAAAAGAGTTCTACGGAGAGCCTGACGGCCATCTGTTGGCTGATAACCAGAAAGTTGCAGGTGCCGTAGCCCGCGGCATGATTGACATCATGGCCCGCTCAGCCAATGGACAGGTGGGCGTCAGAAAAGACGCCCTCGATGCGGTAAATAAACGCCGTTTCGAATTGGGACAGAACTATCAATTCAATCCTACCGCCGATCCGCGGCAGGCAATCTTCATGCACGTTTATCCGGAGATTCCGCAATCAGCCGCCGTGATGCTGCAAATGCAACACCAGGAGGCGGAGTCTCTCACTGGCGTTAAGGCATTCAGTGGCGGACTGTCCGGGGATGCCTTGGGAGACGTTGCTACTTCCGTGCGTGGCGTACTCGACGCCGCCTCCAAGCGTGAACTGGGTATTTTGCGTAGGCTATCACAAGGCCTGGTAGAAATTGGCCGAATGATTCTGGCCATGAACTCCGAATTGCTTGATGACGTTGAAGTCATTCGAATTACCAACGATAAGTTCATCCCTGTTAGAAGGGAAGACCTGGCTGGTAACCTGGATCTGCATCTGACCATAAGTACAGCCGAGGAAGACAATGCTAAGGCCCAGGAATTGGCTTTCCTGCTTCAGACCTTGGGTAACACCATAGACCAGGCGATGGTCTACAAGATTGCTTCCAAGATTGCCACACTCCGAAAGATGCCTGATCTAGCCAAGGAACTGGCCGAGTGGCAACCACAACCAGACCCTTTTCAGCAAAAACTACAAGAACTCGAGATGCTGAAGCTGGAAACAGAAATTCAACTTCTCCTTGGCAAAGTCGATGAAGCAAAAGCCAGCGCCATACTTGACCGAGCAAAAGCTATAACCGAACAGGCCAAAGCACGGGCTCTTGGAAGCGAAGCAGATATGAAGGATCTCAACTTCGTTGAACAAGAATCCGGTGTTCATCAGGAACGTGCTCTTCAGCTGCACGGTGAACAAGCGCGCTCACAAATGCAACTGAAGTTGCTGGATAACTGGGTAAAAAATCAGAAGAGTTCCAAGAAATAAGGCAACCTAGTAAAAAATATAGGAAAAAGTATTTTCTCTTGGATAAGGTCGCGCCCGATCTACCTATTAACTCACGAGCACTGATACGGGAAGACCATGACTACTGATGCTATCCATGAAATTGAGTTGAGTATTACCCAGGCCCAGGAATTCATTCGCCGTGCGGAGGCTCTGGAGCGTCTGTATAAAAACCCTGATTTCCAAGAAATCGTGGTTAAAGGTTACTTTGAACGGGAGCCCATTCGGCTTGTTCACCTCAAGAGTGACCCCAACATGCAAGCGCCCGATCGACAGACTGGCATCATCAAAGAGATGGATGGTATTGGCTCTCTCCGCGGGTATTTCCAAGTGATTTTCATGCAGGGTAACCAAGCACAAGAGGCCATCTCAGAAAGCGAAGAAGCTCTCGAAGAAATCCGTAAAGGCGGGGAGGACGAATAATGTCTGACCTGGATAACCAACTCGAAACTGATGCACCTGCCACAGGTGAAGTGAATTATTTGGCCCTCTCTGACGAAGAGCTGCTGAACTTGCCTCAGCCGGGAGAGGTTCCCATTGCTGATGAGCAGGCTGAGACCGAAGAGGTATCCGGGGATGACAACCAAACTGTTAACCAGACTGGAGACTCTGCTACTGACGCTGACGGTGCTGGTCGTGGGGAATCCGACCCAACCACAACTACTGACGCAGCAGCGGACAACGACGCTGCCGTCGAAGGCGGCGAAGCGGAGGCGGACGCTGATGTATCGCCGGATTATGAGAAGCTCTATAACGAACTTCTTAGTCCGTTTCGTGCCAATGGTAAAGAGATTCAAATTGACAAAGTAGAAGACGCCCGCCGTCTAATGCAGATGGGCGCCAACTACAACAAGAAAATGGCGGCACTAAAACCGCACCTTAAAACCTTGAAGCTACTCGAGAATAATGGGCTTCTCGATGAGCAAAAACTGTCGTTCTATATCGACATCGAACAAAAGAAACCTGAGGCAATCGCGAAACTGTTGAAGGACAGTAATATCGACCCTCTCGACTTCGATCTCGAAAAGAACGATTACAAAGCCAGCACCTACACGGTTGACGACCGCGAAATTGAGTTGGATACGGTACTTGATGAGCTGAAAGACTCCCCTCAGTACCCGCAACTTCTCGAAACCGTCAGTACCAAGTGGGATACGGCAAGTAGGCAGGCTATTGGTAGTGAGCCTAGGGTTCTTCGCGTACTCCATGACCATATGAGTAATGGCGTCTATGACGTTATTGCCAAGGAAATGGACCGCCAGAAGATGCTGGGTCAACTGCAAGGCCTACCTGACCTCGAAGCCTACCGCCAGGTAGGGGATTCCATTCAAGCCAAAGGCGGATTCAACCATCTGTTCCCACAGAACAGTGGTACTGCTCCAGCTGCAAGGCAAGAAGTGAAACCCCAGGCGACCTCCGAGGCAACTGCTCTTGCGGATAAACGCAGAGCTGCCCGAGCCACCAAATCCAATTCAGCTCCCGCACAGCCTAATGGGTTCAATCCGTTGAGTCTGTCCGATGAGGAGTTTGAAAAAAGGTTTGATCCCCGACTGATGTAACGAGGTAATTTTTTATGGGACAGGAATACAACGATCCCGCTGGTGGAACTCCTTCCACTATCGGTAGCCAGATGAACACCTTCTACTACGATAAGAAGGCGCTCATCGAAATCGCCAAGGAGCAATACTTCGGCCAGTTGGCCGATGTAGTTTCCATGCCGAAGAACTACGGCAAGAAAATCAAGAAGTACCACTACATTCCCCTGCTTGATGATCAAAATATCAACGATCAGGGTCTCGATGCGGCTGGTGCCACCATCTCCAACAGCTGGCAAGTGCTCTTGCAGACCGCCGTTAGCACCATGACGTTTGCTGTTCAGGCTGATGCTGACCTGGTTGTAGCTGGCGTAACTGGTGCTGTTAAGTCTGGTGCAGGTCCGTGGACCATCACCCTGGCGGCTAGTACCGCGGTAATCGTGTCTACCACGGAAGCCGCAGCCGTAGCCATTGCTACCAAGTCCAACCGTCTTGGTGGCCGTGTATTGCGCCTGTCTGGCAACCTGTATGGTTCCAGCAAGGATGTTGGTACCATTACCAGCAAACTCCCGGCTCTGTCGGAGAATGGTGGGCGCGTTAACCGCGTTGGCTTCAAACGTAAAGACCTGGAAGGTTCCTTCGAGAAATTCGGTTTCTTCGACGAATACACCAAGGAATCCGTGGATTTCGACTCAGATCCTGAGCTGGAAATGCACATTCGCCGGGAAATGCTTAATGGTGCCAACGAAATCACCGAAGATGCTCTGCAGATCGACTTGCTGAACTCTGCAGGTGTCATTCGGTATGCGGGTACTGCTACGTCAAATGCCACGGTCAACAACACCGATGTTACCTACGGTGATCTGTTGCGCCTGTCGATTGACCTCGACAACAACCGTACCCCGAAGCAAACCAAGGTAATCACGGGTACTCGCCTGGTGGACACCAAGACCATCTCCGGTGGTCGAGTCATGTACATCGGTTCCGAGCTGATCCCTACCCTGGAAAGCATGGTGGATCTGCACAACGAGCGTGCGTTCATCCCGGTACAAAAGTACGCCGCAGGCGGTACTGTACTCCGCGGTGAATACGGTAGTGTTGGGCCGTTCCGGATGATCGTGGTGCCGGAGATGATGAAGTGGGCTGGTGCTGGTGCGGATGCTTCCGGT